TCTCGACGATTTGTAGACAGCGCACCCGCATCAGGTTCTTTAACAGTGTCAGCAAATTTAAAAAAATCATCCAAATTACCACTAAATTCACTTTGAACCTGTTCACCTACATCAGAACCTTGACCTTGACCTAACAGTCGCCTAATATCCTGCCGTCCCTGACTTTCTGCGGAAGCAGGAGTATAGGTACGATCAACATTGATTGTAGGTGCGTCACCTGTAGTCTGTTGAATTAATGCATCATAAGCACCCTGACCTCTAGCTTGAATAAACCTACCCTTACGAACCTGTGAAGCACGATCATCACCAGACAACTGATTATAAAGAGTCTGATTCTGAATTTGCCTAATCTGATCTGGTGTAGGATTAGCCATCATCTCTCCTAACGATTCCATGTACAGAATACACTTGGTCAATAAACCTTACAGTAAAAGTTTCGTCAACTGCATGATTTTCTATTCTTAGTCTCGAATTAACTCCGAAACCCTGCAAATCAATATCCCGTGGATTAAGAATACCTGGACCCGCTATACTACTTGTTCCTATAATGAAACTTCCAATTCCAATATACCCAGAAGCAATTGATATAATACTAGCTAAACTTCCTATATCAGGGCCTTCTTGTATAACAGTAACATGTGCAGCTGTGTTTTGTCCATTAAAATAAATACGACCAAAATGCCACTGAGTTTGATAAATCTCACCTTCAGGAGATTTAGCACTAGTATCCATTGAAGAAGCAATTGCAGTACCATTATCAGTTAAACCGTCATTCTGAACATAGACTAATCCATCACTATATCCAGTTGTATATAACTTATCGTTAAACCATGCCCAAGTACTAGCATTAATCTTATGTGGTCCAAACCACCTATTCCTTAGATAATCATAAACCATGACATGATTAATAGTTGTCTGAGAAGATCCATGTGCTAAGAAACACCAGACATGACCTTTAACTGGATCAACTACCATGCCGTGAATATCTAATTCCTGATCAACACTAGACCTAACAGTCCCCCAATATCTTTCACCATCGAGATTATGTGAAATTCTGATAGGAGCAGAAGCTCCATCCCAAAGATAAAATCCTTCAACCCGGCCAATAACTTGCCGGCCACCTGGTAGAATTGCGATATTGCGAACTGACCCAGCCCCAAATTTAATCGAAGGGTTGAGACTATAAGGACTACTAGAATTTCCGGTCTTATCAATTCGCCAGACTTGATCGTAAGTATGAACATAGAGAACTTTATTTACTGCCGCAACAGCAGTAATTGGACCTTTAACGTCAAAGAAAGAATTTGCTCCAATAGCTCCTAGATCATCTTGGTCTGTAAACCAAATTTCACCTTCACTATTATTTGTATTCCACCACCATACTCGTTGATCATGCCATGTAACCCCACGAGCAGTAGTAAATCTTCCATCAATCCCAGCAGCAGCACAGTTTCCTCCAGCAGCAGCCCATTTAAAAGGAGCATTAGTACCGTCGGTAAAAAATCCTGTGCCAAATGCGTCTACCCAATCTAAGAAATTATTGGGATTATTGCTAATTGTTAAGCCACCAGTTCGATCAGTCCATGTACCTGAAACATCCTCATAGAAGATACTATTCATGCAGTAGAAAACACGCTCAGTAGAAGCATTAAATCTGATCTTACCAATTCCTACCCCAGTATTCGCACTAGGTGCAGTAGAAATATACTTTGTGGCACCGCTTCGCTTGAAACATTCGCCACTTGGACCAATTTCCATGTCCGACATTTCAAACAAGCCGTCAATATCAATTAACTCTTGCGGAAGATTATATTGCACTCCACGCACAAATGGGCCCATTCGATATGGCGCACCTTCTATATGCCCTTCGTCTATTAAGTTTAATGGCATATTAGACATATATTAACTCGGTGCATTAGAGAGAATAACTAATCCGCTACCACCAATACCTCTACTACTCCCCGGCCTCTGCGCCCGTCCACCTTCCTTCTCATTTTGCATAGTCTGTATAGTCTTACCACGTCTAATAACAGCTTCCATTTGACTTCTTTCCAGAGCTGCTTGTCGATTAGCACCTTTGTCGGCAAAATACATAGCAGGAATACCGTGAACCCAAGCAGTTTGCATATACCGAGGAATATACAAGTTTAATGAATTACTATCGTGACTACTTGTAAATTCCGGAACTTCAGCATAATACCAGAATTCAGCAGTTCCTGTTGTAGCCGGTGTTTCAGAAAAATACGCCTGCCAGTATCCCGTAGATACATTCAATCCAATCAGAACTGTAGCAGAAGGAGGATCTATACTCTCGTCCTCATCTGGATCAATACTAAACTGATCTTCAAGATTTCTAAATCCCCATTCTGCATCTTCCTCTTCATCCCTAACTTTACTAAGCATAGAGACAAAATCACTTGGAAGATCATAAGTCCTAGTCGACGTTAGAAGTGAAATACTGCCAGACTTAATCAGCCACTTCCACTTCGTTTCTGTACTAATTTCCGCCGACACTAAATTAAAGTAATCCCTGGCCGCTGACAATATATTAACATTTGTACTCGGCAAACCCATCCTACCAACAGCCCGTGTTAGAATACTAGTCAGTGTGGCCATTATAACTCCTAAAGATTTACAAGTTTCTTTGCAGCACTACTACCTTCTTTAGAAGTAATAGTTCCGCCTTCAGTACCACCCTCTAAAATACTAGTATCAAACTCTTCTTTTGCAATTCCAGCCAAGCCTTCAGCGGCATCAGCTACACCCTCAGTTGCAGCAACATAATCAGGACCCATACGCTCCATCAATGATTCTGAGCCTTCAGGAGCTTGTGGTGTTTCTTTAATAATCAACTCTTGAATCTCATCATCGAATTCAAGACTCGAGTGACTAATTGGTTGCCCTTCACGCCAACGCTCCATGATTACTTGCTTCAACTTCGGATACTGCTGAATAGCTTGAGTAACGCTATCACTAAATGCTGGTTCAAAATCTTCGCCATGACTAACTTCACCTACCATTAATGCTTGACGCTTAATATCCTCATTCGTAATACTCTTTACAGGCTTCTTACGAACTGGCTTGACGCCTAATGCTCGTGCAAATGTTTCCCTAACATCAGGATTCATCTTCTCAACAATAGCCAGTAGTTGCTGAGCTTGATCGTTTGTATTTTGTTGCTCTCCACCCATTGCAGCAATTTCGTTCATTCTGGACTCCAATCCTATAATTAACTTAAAAACAATATGTATGTGGCGTTACAAAACGAGTTACCTCCCCCAAACCAGTATCCCGTAACATAACACCACATACATATACTCTTATGGAAACAGCATCAGATTAACACCGACACCACCATTGTCATCGCCAGCATACAGCGCATTTCCAATAAACGGCTCGATAATATCTGTTGCAGCACTACCACCTCCACCAGCAACCTGGACAGTTCCTGCTTCACCATCAGACAGATACACACATGCACCAAGCGTAACTGCTCCGTCAGCAAGACAAACTGCGGGACCCCAAGTCTGAACCCAACCAAAGTAGGCCGCGGTATGACCTCGGGGAGCCTGACCAGTACAAATCGCATCCGTAGCCAGAGTAGCACCTACCAACTGACGCCACAAAGGAGGAATGATTGCAAGATCAGTATCTGTAGTAACAGCAGTGACTTTACCATCATACATAGTAAAGGTGACTTCATCAGTATTTGCCGAAACGGTATGTTCCTTGATGAGATACTGTTCACCAAGTCCATCATCGCCAGTAAACTGCATAAGTCCACCACCAAATTGATTTACAGCAATAGACGCAAATGCTGAATTATCCATCAAAATAGTAGTTGTAGCAGCAGCTAGATCCGAAGTAGAATCAATTGGACCATCAGTATCAGCCAAACCGTGATCCGAGAAATCCGGAGCAAGGACATGACCAGAAGTAATTGTCCCACCGAAATCAGCATACCGAAAACTACGCCCAGTAGCTTCATGCGTTGCACGAGAGCCAATAGGACGATCCTGCGTAGAACTATCTTCATATAGATTAAAGGTGTCGTAATTTCCTATTCCACCTCCGTCCATCTTGAAGCCGTGCTGGACAATAATACCAGCCGAGGCATTGTCTACCATTATATGCCTCCCTTAAGTGATGTTCGACGTGACAAAGTTACGCCGAGGGTTATTTGTGACAAGCTGCAGCGAGACGACAATAAATCCAACCTTCGTCAGCTGGTTATGCGGCGACCGGAAAGGAGTCTTCGCAAAGTTCAGACCCGTCTGGATCTTCAGCTTGGTATATGCAGGATTAACGCCAAACCCATAACCGCTAGGAACGTCGCGATCCATGATAACCTCACCACCGTTAAAGCCAGGAGCCTTATTATTAATCCCACTAGCATCCTTAGGAGCGGTGCGCATATAACCCTGAGAAGCCATTACATTCTGATAATCACCGTAGACAGTTTCAGTCGTGAAGATTGCCTTAGGCGTATCATTACCAGAACTAGCCTCATTCCACTGCAGATTCCAACGCTGAATACCAGCGACGATATTTGCAGTCACAGAGTCAAAGTCCACTGCAGTACTGTAATATTTGTTCTGCCAGAAGGAATTACCAACGCGCGTCAGACCACCAAGACTACCAGTAGTCGGATTAGCAGCGATAAGATCCTGCAAGCCTAGCATGGTTTTACCAGTCTGAGCACCAAACAGTGCAACAGAAACGGCGTCTCTAATCGACTTCATGCTATTAGAAGTCCGGGAAGCCAGCAACTTCATTGCACTATCAGCTTTCCGACTCTCGTTCTCTTCATCAATCGCAATACTAATAGGTACTGCAATATAACGCCAAGGATAGAATACCGCAGTGACATGATCTGTCAAGTCAGTATTAAGAACCTGATGTCTCGAGAACCACTCAGCATCCTGCTTAGCGTACTCGATATCTTCCTGAATTTCCTTACCGCCGACTTCGGTCTCCAAAGCATTCTTCTTAAACCAAGCCAGTCCAGGATATTCATCGAAGATCGTATCAGTGATCCTCTTCCGCTTTGCACGCATACTCAGCGTCCAAAGCGCATCCCAGGTTTCACTCGTTGTATTAGCTGCCATTATAGCCTCGAATTTAATTAACTTTGATCAAGCAATCTCTGCATTGCTGACAATGCTTGACCTTCTGAAAGTTCGCCCTTAGCAGGAATATCACCAGTTCCTTGTGAAGTAGGAGCAGCCGGAGCTGCTTTGCTCTTAAACTGTCTGATCTGCTGCTGTGTGGGCTTCGAAGAGGCTCCAGTTAATCTTTGATATGCCGACCTAATCGTGTGTGCTTTACCGCCCGGTCCTGGTTTTCCGTAAAGAGCACCGATTTCTTCCAACATAGGCTGAACATTATCAATTCCGAATTCGTCATAAACGCCATCTAACTCAGTCTGCAGTCGATCTCTACTCTGTGTTTGAGAAGCCGATTGGGAATGCTCAGCAGTTGCTTTCAACCCAGTCTTCAATTCATCCACATCCGTCTGCACAGCAAATCCTCGACCCTCAAGCACTTGCTCAACGACCTTCTGTGCAATCTGCATATAAGCGTAGCCGTTCGCGTAATCGTCTTGATTCTGAACACCCATATCTGAAAGTGTTTGATGCATCCAGTTCTGGTCAAGTCCGCTAGTTTGAGCAGAGTCCGTTCTTTGCTGACCATTTTGAGATTGCCCATTAACTTGAGCTTGTAACGTTGCAATTCTCTCTTGATCCGCAATTCTCTGATTCTCCTGCTCTCGCCGAACATCGTCAACCTGACGGTGGCTCGTAGACTGCAGCCGCCTTCCCAGAGGTATCAAATATCGATAATTCTCAGGAACGTCATCAGGACGAACGGAAGACCAATCGATTGAATCAGGATCGAAGTCTTCTGTTTCGCCATCTGTAGCTGCCGCTGGCTCGCTTGAAGTACCAGTTCCACCATCGTTAATGTCATCGTCAAGAAGGTCCGATCCAAACCCTGGACTCTCTGACGCATCTTCAATTGTGACACCAGCACCTTCATCACCACCAACTTCAGTCATTTCACTCATTTGGACTCCCCATCACCCTTAAAAAGTTGAAGGATTAAATTAAGCTGACTCTTGCTTTAATCCGGAGACAATCTCCAGAATCAGTCGCCAGCGTAGTTACTGTTAAATCACCCGTTGCTTTTAACAAGTCATCTCGTGCAGCACCTTCTTTATATGAAGGCCCAGAAATCTTTTGTCCTGCTCCCCCTGCATCAATCAATGTTGATCCAACTTGCAGAGAGTAATAACCTACATCTTGAGCTCCAAACAACTGAGCCTCATAAAATTCAACAACACAACCACTTGCTGCTGATCCATCACGTTTAGTAAATGTACTTACATCTACTAATACATCAGCAGTTAATTCACCACCATCAGAGAGCTCGACCCACAAGACCTCTACGGTATTACGATACTGTTTACTAATAGCGACCTTGCTAGTCCAAGCCATTATTAATCCTCCATCCTCTTAGGATCATTTAGCATCTCACAAATTTGTACAGCTCCGTCCAAAGTCTTAGCACTACCAACAATATCCATCTGCTTAGCCCCAATGATCTTCCACGGGCGTGTCCCCTCGGCTTCCACCACTGTGTAAACGTTCAAGTTCGGCCTCCATTGCTTTATCGAGTTCAGCTGGACTATTTCCCCACACAACATTATCAGCGACCTTGGTGCCTCCGACAAAATTATGTTGCTGACCCGGTCCATTATATCCTTCCGGATAATCTGGCTCCCGTGAGCCTTTTACTGGATCATTAGCTTCGACCATGTTATATTTTTTAAGCAATTGTTGCTTATGAGCATAGTCTCTAACTATTTCACCGCCAAAACACGGCTGTGATCGACCATATATAGAAGAAGTATTATTAATCTGACCAGGTCTCTTAGTATCAAATGTAATCCGATACTCTTTTTGCGAACCACATTTAGGACAGATTAGTGCAATCTCTTCCTTTTTCAAAGTAGAATGATGATTGAACATGTAGTCTATTTTCCGATACTCACATCTTCTACATTCTATATCATGTCGTATCATTCTAGCCACCTGCTAGTTCTTGACCTTGATTAGACGCAGCTTCAGCGAAACCCTGAGCAGCTGATGCTACCTGACCCGGTATGTCTTTATCTGGTTCTTCCAATCTGCCCGAAGAACCTGAGACTTGACCACCCCCAGTCTGCGGATTAATGGCCTTTTCAAATGCAGCCTGATGAGCTTCCAAGTGTTGCTGTAGAACTTCTGCAATCTTTTCTTGCTGTTCAGGCAACATAGATCTAAACTCTGGAATCTTCTGTATGTTCTCCATGGAATGATTCTCCATGTGTACCTTATGATCCTCACCCTCAGTAACTCCAGGATCAACACCCTTCATCAAGAAGCCAGTGTTTTCCTTCCATGCGTGAGCTTCAGCTTCAGCCTTACCACGACCCCTGAATAACCTCTCCCAAGATCTAACACCCGATGCTTTCAGAGCAAGTTTGGTCAGTTCTGATTGATCAATCATAGAATTATTAACAAACCTATCATACAATTGCATAGCATGTTCTTGATCACGCTCAGCAATTAACGGTTGCATCGATTGTGCATCAATATCTAGATCAAACACGTGTTGGAAATCATCTGTAGTTAACAATTGATGCACAGCTTGTTGATCATCTCCAGCAGTATTTTCAAGCAAGCTTTCAGGCAAATACCTAATGTCCTTAAACATATTAAGAACATTAGTAGCTATAGTTGAATATACCCCTGAAATTTTAGTCTGCATCCATTCTCTTGTAAGAGTACCTCTAGAAGCTGATAGAGAAACCTCAGTAGCTGTCTTACGACTTGCACCTTTTGCCAAAGCCAAGTCACCAATATCCAAAGTTTCAGCTTCAAAAACCTTAGCATCCTGCTCAAGTTGTTGCTGACCTGGAGAACCAACAGAAAAATTGAAGTCTGTAAGAGAATTTAAATCTTCAAGTAATAGAACTGTACCATCTCGACCTTCTTCAATTGCTTTCTTAGTTCCAGGTCTAGTAGTCTCTTCTGATGCCTGAAGACCAAGCAATCTTGAGAATCGCTTCATTTGATCTAGACGTCTTGAAGCACTTTCGACTTGCATATCCTGAAGGTCTTCAATATACCGTAGAGGTGGCAATGGATAAAAAGAATCCAAATCTGAGTCTATCTTCAAAGGAATATACTGATAACCATCTTTAAGAATAAATCCAGACTTCGGCACCACCACTACTTCACCTGTTGCAGGATCTTGACCTACATCCGCGTCTACAAAAGGATGAATTTCATTTCTCAGCGGTTCTTGTACACCATCAGCATATAGGTAAAATTTTCGATGTTCTCTATCATGAGCTTCAAAGAGCCTGACAACTTTACCATGTGCCCGAGCAGAAGCTACTACTGAATCCATATCAGGAGCCATGTCAGAACCAAGACTACCTTCTGCAGTGTCTAGTTCAGTATCCGTTAATGGCTTTAGCTTATCCTTCATCTTCTTTTCAATACGATCATCTTGCAAAAGGAATTCAATTGGAACAAACAACTCCTCAAAGATAATAGGACAAGTAGCAATCGTATGCGGTTCACATAACGGACTCACATGGATCATCCGAGGATCGCGTCTCTGAACCATCGGAAAGTCATCTTGGAATCGATCATTAAGCGTATAAGGTGCTTCGGCGTCTATTCCAGGAGGATTATAATTCATCTTTAGCCAACCAACACCACAAAACAGCATATCAAATATTGCTTGTTGTACTTCCTGTTTTGCATCCATCATGTCTAAAGCTTGATTTATAACCCGCTCGATAATTCTACTAACCATAGATAGATCTTTGTTACTATTCTCTACTAACGGCTTAGCATTAACAAAGATCCTTGGATGATTAAATGCTATTCCTGCTACAATATTCCTCACCATAGGATAGAAACGACTTAACGCAACTAACTCTTCCTGAGTAAAGCCAGGAATATCATAATTTAAATTGTGTCGTTCATGCAATCGTTTCCATACTTGACGTTTCTCATCTAATGCCTGCTTGGCATTTTCCATCCTATCGCGCATTTGACCTGGCGAAGGCTCTGGAAATTTAATCTGCTTAGTTGGTCTAGTAACTTGAGTCATTCTATTACCTAGATGAAGAAGCCCGGTGAGGGGCAGCGGAGTCCAAGCCACGGGGCACGGGAGTACACCCCTTAACCCCAACACCGGACCTCAATTCATTGCCAATAATTGCTCAATTGCTGAGGTTCGGCCTTGATGGCTACGAGTAAATTGCCCTTTATGTTGTATTTCGTCTACCATTGCTCCTGCAGTTCCGTAATACTCTTCCGAAGCTACTCTCTGCGGAGGTTTATAAACGTGCATCATTACATATCTAAATTCATCTCCACAATGGTCTTCTGAAGTTGTATCTACATCTTCAGTATTCTTATCATCACGGGGCATAATAGGAACAGTACGCATAAAATCATCATTAAGACCTTTAAAAGCCTTAAATTGTTTATGAATTAGTGCGTCCCTACATCTTCGCCATCCGTTTTCTCGGTCGTTAATTGCTTTACGTAAGTAAAGACCTTGCTTGCGGAATTGATCAGATGGTGATGTTCCGGTAGGGTTATCGGCTCGTTGACGATTCCACATGGACGGGTCAGCCAATATAAGGTTAGCTTGTCGCCCTCCAGTAAACATACAGGTATCGATCCTATGTCGAATTGCTTCTGCGTGCTGTCTACCACTTCTATCAGCTTCGTAATAACCCCAGACTCGCACCACTTCTCCAGCCGGACTAACAGCGTATCGTCCATAAGAAGTAGGAGCATTTTCGGCGTAATCGACTCCGTCAAAAATTACCCAGGTTTCAGGGATAGTAAAGGATGGTATTTCAATTTCCGACCGTTTCCACATAGAAAAGAACTGACCGGGGAAAATATCCCAGTTTCCTTCAAGCCATGCTTTTCTAATAGCCGGATCTTCAATTGCTTCGAGCATTGAAACGTAATCAGGGTCGGCATCCATAAGAGCTTGATTATCCCATACTCTAGACGGGATATATGAATATTGTTCTGGTCGTTCATATTTTTCAAACTCTCTATCTATCCACAACCGTTTTGTAAATAAATGTCCAATTCCTCCTGGGTTTCCTGTTGCCCACATGCACGGCTTAATATCCAGACGAGTAGTCCGATTACTCCCACGCAGAAGATTCCACATTGTACTGCTAAACTGAGTGATTTCTTCCACCGCAATGTCTTCAAATTCCTGGCCTACATAATTATGAACATCATCTTCATGTTCACAGTGTCCAAATTGAAGATAAGATCCGTTTGGAAATTTAACTCTGCCTTCTGATTTATTATACCATTTTGCAGTAAATGGATATTCATAAAACATTGGTTGAATATGATTTCCATCAACTTGCTTAAAGGTTCTTCGTAGTAACAGTCCTCGTGTATTAGCATACTTTAATCTTCTATAAATCATAATTGCACGAGAAGCAAAACTTTTTCCACCTCCACGCGCACCCCCAAACAAGGGATGTCGAATACCCCCCTCGATGGCATTCAACAATTCCCATTGTTTAGGTTGGAGCTCAAACTTGAACTCTATAGAGTCTTTAGCGGCCAATTGGACTAAGGTTCTTCCGGATTGCTTCTTCGGTAACACCTGCCATCCATACCAGGCTTACACCTGTCGGCCTCGCACTAGACCCTACGGTTGTTCTAAGCAAAATACCTTGAGGAAGACTCATTCCTTCGGTGATAGAATACTCATCATTCGGATAATAAGTTTCTTCCAAAATCCCCCATCCAACTCCATGCCTTGTAACGCTCTTACTCGATGTCGACGTTTGTTCAGGTGACATTTCGATTCTTCCCGTTTTATAAGAAATCGGTCGTCAATTTTCTCCTGCTATTGCTAACCGATTGTGGCTTTCGGACTTCCGTTATATACGGTATGTCCAGGACTCGAATATCTGGTTCAGTTACTCCGAGGATTCTTTCCCCGTCAGCTAACTTGTGTATCTGATCTAGAAAATCTTCTCTATTCCCACCTACAGATTCTATTAACCAATCTAAATGTCCATACATTATACGGAGATATGATTGATCAGTAATAGCTGTCTGAAAGTTCGATAACACCTTTCGGCAATCACTAATTGAAGTTCCAGTTCGCTTAGCTGCATCTGCAAAGATTCCCCGAAGCTCGGCGTGCTTACCGTAATTGGCTTTCTCCGATTCAATCTTTGTTTGTACTGCCCAAACCCACGTCTTATCTTTCCATTCTGCATAGAACTCTACTGCCTCATTAACGGCTTCTACTAAAACTGTTAAAGAAAACCGAAGACTTCTACCGTATTGTTCTGTAGTCTGATCTTGATCGGCTTTCTTATTCCATGTGTCCAGAACTGGAAGGCCCAGATTGATTTGCGTGTCCGAAAACGGGCGCTCTCCGTGAAAGGGAAACCATCGTCCCATCTTCGAGTGTTGCTGATACTTTATCGTGTGGTAGTTTAGAGACCGTTTCAGACCCTTCAACTTTTGAACGGTCACTGGAACTTGTGGAGTCTCCAGAACTTGGGCTAATTTCCTGAGGCTTTCGTGCATCCCCATGCCCTGATTCTGCTTCCACTGCACGACTTGCATCAGTTTGTATCTTTCGACCCTTGAAATTCGCGACGTTTACAATAATTTGCGGAGTATTGTTCTGTTCCAGAAGACCATCTCGTACCCGCATTTCTTCTCTTGCCATACTCAATGTCTTCAGCTGAGTCGCATGATCATTATGATTCTCGCCATTCTCATCTGTTGCACCAAAACTATTCTGATATACTGTTTCCAGTCTCCGCATTCTCGTAGCGAAGTTTGCCATAGGCAGTCTAGAAACGATGCTAATTTTTTTGTCCAAGGCTAGTTCTAATTGCTTCTGACCTGCTACAGAACTAAGCTCTACCACCACCTGTTTCTTTTTTAGTCCTAATTCTACAGCAACTTCTGCTTCTGTAAAACCGTCAAAAACGATCAGACTGACCATTCTATCTATTGCTGTCATTTCTGACCCTTTTTTGAATTTGTTCCGGTTAGTGCTCAGCTGCGTATCAATACCATTACCATTGTGGTATGGGTGGGGGTGCAAAATAATACAATGTTATCTTACGTGGTATCATGTCGTATTACGTCGTACCACGTAGTATCACACAGCAAAAAGTGTGCCATGAATGCGCCGAGATATGAAACAAAGCAAATACTGTGCCAGCGCCGAACACAGGACAACCCAACCTTGAACCTTGCCAGACGTGCACGAAAAGGCC